TTATCTCTTAGACTTAAAAACGGTTCTAAAATAACAGCTAAATCTTCTAATGCAGATGCTGCTCGTTCAGAAGCGGTATCATTACTATTAATAGATGAGGCAGCTTTCATTGATAATATTGAAGAGACATTTACTGCAGCTCAACAAACACTTGCTACCGGAGGTCAATGTATGGCCCTTTCTACTCCAAATGGTGTAGGAAACTGGTTCCATAAAACATGGGAAAAAGCTGAAGCAGGAGAAAATGGATTTGTACCTATTAAACTAAAATGGGATGTACATCCGGAAAGAAAACAAGACTGGAGAGATGAACAAACAAGACAACTAGGGGAAAAGCAAGCAGCTCAAGAGTGTGATTGTGACTTTCTATCATCTGGAGATTCAGTAATTGAGGTTGAGAACATGGCTTTCTACGAAGAGACATATGTAAAAGAGCCAATGGAAAAGAGAGGTGTAGATGGAAATTTATGGATATGGGAATCACCTGACTATCAAAAGTCTTATATGGTTGTTGCCGACGTCGCTAGAGGGGACTCTACCGACTACTCTGGCTTCCATGTCTTTGATATTGAAAGCTGTACACAAGTTGCAGAGTACAAAGGTAAGATATCACCTAAAGAATACGGAAACGTACTGGTAGGAATAGCAACAGAGTACTGTGATGCACTTCTAGTAATAGAGAATGCCAATATTGGATGGTCAACCATTGAACAAGTAATATCCAGAGAGTATAGAAACTTGTACTATTCATCTAGATCAGATAATGAAACAGTTGAATAGTATATGGCCAAGTATGAAAGAGATAAACTAGTACCAGGATTTACAATGTCTCTTAAAACAAGACCTTTAGTTATCGCCAAGATGACTGAATACATACGGGAAAGATCGGTTATAGTGCAGTCTAAGCGATTGTTAGCTGAAATGAGAGTATTCATATGGAAGAACGGTAAAGCACAAGCACAATCGGGGTATAATGACGATTTAATTATGGCTTTTGCAACAGCTTTATATGTTAGAGATACGGCCATCCGTATGAGACAACAAGGAATGGATCTTTCTAGAGCTACAATGAACTCTTTTGTAAGTCTTAATCAAAGGAATCAAGGTGTTTACAACGTTGCTCCTATGCAGAATAATCCTTATCTTATGGAGACACCTAACGGCCAAGAGGATCTTACCTGGCTATTAGGATAATGCACTATTTATAAATAAAACATTTCACAATGGCAGAAAGAAATTTGTTCACTTCCCTACAGAGACTATTCTCAACAGATATTTTAGTAAGGAATGTAGGAGGTACTGAACTAAAGATTGCTGATATAAATCAAATACAGTCAACAGGAAAGTATCAAACGAACTCACTATTAGATAGATTTTCTAGATTATACATCTACAACAATAAAAATATATTTAATCCAAACCTTAATTATCAGACTCTAAGGATTCAACTTTACTCTGATTACGAAGCAATGGATACAGATCCGCTTATTGCATCTACTTTAGACGTATTAGCAGATGAGTCTACTTTAAAAAACGATATGCACGAAGTGCTATCTATTAAATCCTCAGACGAAAATATACAAAGAGTTCTTTACAACCTTTACTACGATGTATTGAACATAGAATTTAACCTATGGTCATGGGTTAGAAATATGTGTAAGTACGGTGACTTCTTTTTAAAATTAGAAATCTCAGAAGAATTTGGAGTATATAACGTACTCCCATACACAGTCTACAATATGGTTAGACACGAAGGTATGGATAAGAATAACCCTACAAAAGTAACCTTTACAATTGATCCAGACGGATTAGCCTCTTCAGCAGATCCAAACTACGTACCAAATACAAATAAATCAATAATTACTTTAGATAATTACGAAATAGCTCACTTTAGGTTAATCTCAGATACAAACTACCTACCTTATGGTAGATCTTATATTGAGCCAGCTAGAAAAATTTATAAACAATTAACTCTAATGGAGGATGCGATGTTGATTCATAGAATCATGAGAGCTCCTGAGAAGAGAATGTTTTATGTAAATGTAGGTTCCATTCCGCCAAATGAAGTAGAGCAGTTCATGCAAAAAACTATTAATAGTATTAAAAAAACTCCTTATGTTGACCCTCAAACAGGTCAATATAACTTGAAATTTAATATGATGAACATGATGGAGGATTTTTACCTTCCAGTTCGTGGAGGTGATACTTCAACTCGTATTGAAACGACTAAAGGATTAGAGTATGATGGTACAAATGATATAGAGTATTTAAGAGATAAAATGTTTGCAGCATTAAAAGTGCCAAAAGCATATTTTGGATACGAAAAAGACCTTACAGGTAAAGCAACTCTTGCAGCAGAAGATATTCGTTTTGCTAGAACAGTAGAAAGGCTTCAAAGAATTGTAGAAAGTGAATTAACTAAAATTGGATTGGTGCATTTATATGCCCAAGGGTTTAAAGGAGAGTCTCTTACAAATTTCGAAATTAAATTAACTACTCCATCTATTGTTTACGAGCAAGAGAAAGTAGCTTTAATGAAAGAGAAAATAGACTTAGCAACTCAAATGCAAGCAACCAAGCTATTTTCCTCAGATTATATTTACGATAACATCTTTAACATGTCAGAAGATACTTACAACGAAATGAGAGATCTTGTAAGAGAAGATGGTAAGAGATCATTTAGATTATCACAAATCGAAAATGAAGGAAATGATCCTGTAGTAACAGGAGAGTCTTATGGAACACCTCATGATCTAGCTTCTATTTACGGAGCAAGAGAACAAGGAGAAGTACCTGCAGGATATGATGAAAGAGATCCTCAACCAGAAGGAAGGCCTAGAGAAAAATTCTCAATGTTAGGTACACAGAAAGATCCACTAGGAGGAAGAGATAGATTAGGAGTGCATGGAATGAAGGGAGGATACCCAAGTGATAATGAAAATGTAAAAGAAAATACCTTTTCAACTAAAATGGTAATGTCTAGAAATAAAGATATTTTTCAATCAAAAAAGAAATTAATTTTTGAAAAAATAGAAGAACAGTCCTCAGACTTACTAAATGAGAATAATATACAAGATTTAGATAATTAACTCCTATTTATAACAAAGATAATATAGACATGCGTATTAAACACAGCAAGTATAAAAACACGGGCCTTATATTTGAACTACTGGTAAAGCAGATAGCAGCGGATACGCTGTCCAGGAAAGACTCCCCAGCTGTTAAGATCTTAAGAAAATTCTATACAGGAAATACTTCATTAGTAAAAGAATTTAAACTATATGATTATATTTTAAAGAATAAAGGAATAGGAATTAGTAAAGCAGAAACAATACTGGGAACTATAACTGAAATAGCTAAAAAAATAGATGGTAATTCTTTAAAAAAACAGAAATACGAATTAATTAAAGAGTTAAAAAATCACTACGATTTAGAAGAGTTTTTTTCTATAAAAGTACAAGCCTATAAGCCATTGGCTGCTCTTTACTGTTTACTTGAAGCTCAAAATACACTTACAGAAACAGATCCAAGTGTCTTTGTAGATAATAAAACTACAATCCTTGAACACCTAACACAGGTAAAACAAGTACCTCAAGGTAAGGATAATATAATGGAAGAGTATTCAAAGTACGATAAAGACTTAAGATTACTTACATATAAAATTTTATTAGAAAAATTTAACGCACAATATGAAGATCTTCTTCCGGAGCAAAAAAATATTTTAAGAGAAGTAATTGTATCTGTTAATTCATCTACTCGATTAAGAAACATATACAATGAAGAAGTATTAAAATTACAAAAAAACATTACTTCTTATAAAAAGAAAGTAACTGATGAAGTAATTAAAATTAAATTAGAAGAAGTCTTTAAAAGTATAACACCAGTATCGAACAACCAAAAAGTAGACGATAATCATTTAGTTTCTTTAATGCAATACTATGAACTAGTAAATGAATTAAAAAATCTATGAAAAAATCAGAAATAGTAAAAGCAGTTAAAGAAGTTCTTCAAGAAATGAGCATGACCGGTGGAGGTGCTTCCTTTACACCTGGATCAGGAGAGCAATATGCAACTCCTTTTGCTTTTTCAAAAAAAGGACAAGGCAAAAATGCAGCTACAAAGCAGGGGGAAAAGCTAGGGTTAAAAGTAGTAAAAAGACCAAAACATCCTTCTCACACTAAAATGTTTGATTTCTTAGATGAAATGCATTACGGAACTCCACACGCTTTTGTACCAGAAGTACAGATGGAAGATAGTGATGCAGTTAAGCATACAGAAGAAATGGGTTATACAAAAGTAAAAGCTAGTAAAAAATCTGATATAAAATAAAATGAGAACATTACAAGAAAAATATAACGGAATTCAAGAGGGTAAATTCTCAAAAGACCAATTCCTAAGAGACACTAGAATGGAATTTCCAAACCTAGTAACTCAGTACAACGGGTATGATGATGCTGTTCAAATTCTTAAGAACAGAGGAATGATTAAAGAAGCTGTAGTAGAAGAAGCTAGGCTTACCAACAAAAGCTTAACAGACTATAGATATAAACCAACTAACGATATGGACAAATATCCATACGAGCAAATCCTTAGAGGTTTAAGAGTTGAATTAGAAGAACTGGGTGTAAATGGAACTCCAACAGCTGATGAATATAAAAAAGCATTAGGAAAAGTTCTTAAAAATCTAGAAAAAGATGAAATATACTATACAAATCAAGTAGCAGGTAACAATAAAAAAGTTGACCTACATGACAAAATGGTAGATGCTACAGCAAAAAATACTGTAGACACTTTCAATGGTATGAAAAAAGCTGAATTAAAAGAAGGTTTCAAGAAACTTATAAAAAAAGTATTATCAGAAACAATAGTTGATGTTGAGGATTACAA